ATACGAGCTTAGGTGTGCGCTATTCAGAACTTTTAGCCTTCATCATCGCAGCAATTTAACAGGAGACAAACATGACAACTTGGACAATCTCAACTTTAGAACGTGAGTTATCAGACGGTGGCGTAGTAGTAGCCCACTGGCGAGCTACTGCGGTAGACGGTGACTTCTCTGCTTCTAGCTACGGCACTGTAGGCTTTACACCAGATGCTTCTGCTTCTGGGTTCATTGCTTACGACTCGCTGACTGAAGCAGACGTAATTGGATGGGTGCAAGCAGAAGTAGACAAAGACGCGATTGAAGCGTCACTGGCCGCTCAGATTGAAGCAGACAAGAACCCAACTCAGGCAGCAGGAGTACCATGGTAATGGACTTCCTGTTATCGGCCTTCAACATTATAACCGCTGTGGTAACCCTTGCATCTGCAATAAGTGCGGCCACACCCAGCAAGAAAGACGATGCGTTTGTGGCTAAGTATCTTCTTCCAGTCGTCAACGCCCTAGCAATTAATTTCGGCAACGCGAAGAACAAGTGATGCAAGAGGAAGCCAAAACAGTAGTGGATAGCTTGGCAGTTGGAGGCACTGTTGCCACCCTTGCTGGTTGGCTCCCATCCATAGCATCTCTATTTACCATCATCTGGTTGTCTTTGCGGATTTGGGAAAGCGACACGGTTCAGAAAATATTTAAAAGGGGAGACAAAAGCAGCGACGTTGCAAATTCATGATTGCAGAAATTTCGGCTGCAATCGGAGCAGTTCAGTCCGTCAACTCAGCTATCCAGGCATTAAAAGAAGCGAAAGGACACGGAGGTGATCTAAGTCAAGTTATAGGGCGATGGGCCAACGCAACAGAAAAAGCGAGGGACGCTGAAAAAAAAGGCGCTGGAAAAATGAGCTACCAAGAAGCGCTAAAGATGGAAAGTATTACTAGGCAGCTTCAAAATTTTGATCGGCAGTTGCAAGACATTTGTCTAATGCAAGGCCAAGGAGATTTGTATAACAGCATCAAACGGCGGATGGAAGAAAGCAGGCTGGCGCATGAAAAGGAAGTCGCCAAAATTCGAATGCAGCGCAGGCAGTTTAAAGAAAACATGAAACTAGTAGGCATTATTTTCGGCTGGGGTGCTTTTTGTGTGGGTTTATTAGTATCAGGGTTGTACTTATACACATCTATGTAAAGGAAAGGCGGCTTCGCCATGTCGGCGAAGAAAAAGGAGTGAGCAATGCAAATAAAGATAGACAGTGAAAAGCTAACGTTAGGTGATTTAGAAGTTTTAAAAGCCGATCTTAGTGATAACAACAAAATGTACGTTAATCGCGTCGAAGTGTTGTTAAAAAATATGGGCGAACTAGATCTTCAAAGATCTGAATTAGAAGTCTTGCTGAATGCTTACAGCAACACGCTAGAAAAAAGTTTGGCCCCACAAGTAGAGGAAGTTAATTAATGGTACTTGGCGAGCTACTAGGTTCAGCAACAAAGTTGCTTGATAAATTTATACCGGACGCTGATGAAAAACAGCGCATCGCGTTTGAGCTTAGTACCCTCGCCGAGCGTCATGCGCAAGAGCAGGCTCTCGCGCAAATCGAGTTAAATAAACAAGAGGCAAAAGGCAACTGGTTTCAAAGTAGTTGGCGCCCAGCGATCGGACATGTTTGTTGGATTGGGTTGGCCTACAACGTGATCGTTCAGCCAATGCTGGGGATTTGGTTAAAGGTTCCTCCCGTCAATACTGACCTGTTGTACCCAGTGATGCTTGGCATGCTCGGCATGTCCGGCATCCGCGGGTTCGAAAAAGTTAACGGAGTCGCTAAGTGAAGTTTTTCCACGAAGACGAGTTCAGATGTCAACATTGTGGATCGCACAAAGGCATGGATTGGTCGTTTGCTGCGGAGATAGATCAGCTCAGAGAAAAACTGGGATTCCCCCTTATTCTCTCGTCAGCCTACAGATGCGCAGATCATCCGATCGAGAAGCGCAAAGCCAAGCCAGGATCGCACAGCACTGGACGAGCAGTAGATGTTGCAGTGACCGGCGAGCAAGCGATCAAGGTTATTGAGGCTGCATTACAAATGGGCTTCGAGCGAGTAGGAGTTAATCAAAAGGGATCAGGTCGATTCATCCACCTGGACAAAGCGCATGGGTTTCCAGCGCCGGCAATCTGGAGTTACTAGATGGCATTGATGTCTTTAAAAATACCGCCAGGCGTTCACAAAAACGGCACAGACTATCAACAGTCGGGCGTGTGGAATGACAGCAATTTGATTCGCTGGTACGAAGGCAGCCTTCAGCCCGTAGGCGGGTGGAGAAAGCGCACGTCGTCAGCAATGACTGGCGCGTGCAGAAAAATCATCAGCTATCGCGACAATAGCGGCGGTCGAAGAACGGTTGCCGGTACAAGCAGTAAGCTGTATGCGATCGATGAATCAAGCGCACTGCACGATATCACCCCCGTTGGATTTACAGCCGGCTCGGATGATGCGGTGCAAAATTTAGGCTGGGGTGCATTGACTTGGGGATTGAGCTCATGGGGCACAAGCCGACCAGACACTGGGCCATACGTGCCAGCAACCACCTGGTCAATCGATAACTGGGGTGAGTACGCAATCGGCTGCTCAACTGCCGATGGCAAAATCTATCAGTGGACCAACAATACAGCGACAGCCGCGGCAGTATTGACCAACGCGCCAACAAACAACACCGCAATAATAACGACCGACGAGCGTTTTATTTTTGCGCTTGGGGCGGGCGGTGAGGGCGATCGAGTCGAGTGGTGCGATCAAGAGAACAACACCGTTTGGACAGCCACAGCGACTAACCAGGCGGGTGGTTTTACGCTGACAACCGGCGGCAATATTCTTACGGCAGAACAACTGCGCGGCGAAACGCTAATACTAACAACGACAGATGCACACGTTGCTCGATATCAAGGACCACCCTTTGTTTTCGGTTTTCAGAGAGTCGGAACAGGATGCGGTATCGCCTCGGGAAATGCTTGCGTAAAAGCAGACGGCTTCGCGATTTGGATGGGCACCAATGCGTTCTACGTCTATGACGGCGGCGTGCGCTCACTGCCAAGCACTGTCGGCGACTTTGTATTTAACAACATGAACGAAGCACAGCGAAGCAAAGTTTACGGTGTATTAAACAGCAAATTCTCAGAGGTCGTTTGGTTCTATCCAAGCAATGACAGCTTAGAAAATGACAGCTATGTGACCTACAACTACAAAGAAAAATTCTGGAGCGTGGGCTCTTTGGTCAGAACGGCCGGGGCTGATGTTGGCGAGTTTATTTATCCAAACTACGTTGGCTTTGACGGATACATTTACGAGCATGAGGTCGGTTTTGATTACGACGGCGCGACTGTTTTTGCAGAGTCTGGTCCGGTTGAGATTGGGCAAGGTGATCGACTGGTCGTTGCAAAGAACCTAATTCCAGACGAGAAGACACAGGGAGACGTTACAGCCATCTTTAAGACACGCTCTTATCCCAACGCTACCGAGAGCGAACACGGCCCCTATACGCTGGCTAATCCGACCTCGGTTAGATTCCAAGGCAGACAGCTCAGTATGCGTGTAACAGGCAATCGTCAAACCGATTGGCGAGTTGGCGTTATGCGGCTCGATGTTGTGCCAGGGAGCGCCAGATGATTTTGCCAACAGCCCCAGAGGTCTATGACCCAATCGACACTAACAAAATGAATTTGTTGATCGAGCAAGCGGACGGCCTGAACCATAAGAAAAATCAAGACATTGAAGTTGGCGCAGCTCGGTTGATATTAAAGTCTCCCAACGGGACGCGCTACAGCATTACGGTCGATAACTCAGGCAACTTAGGAGCGACAGCGTTATGAATGCGAAAGAAGCCTTAGCCGCACCAAGCACGTTAGAGGCGATGTTTCCGTACCGCGAAATGCTTGAGCGAGCGTTGGAGTTTGCTGGTGGCACTCATTTGTTCGAAGACATTGTGCAGGCAGTCGATGACGGCCGTATGCATTTTTGGCCGGCAGAAAAAAGCTGCGTGGTAACGGAAGTCGTTTGCTACCCACGCGCCAGAGCTATCCATATCTTTTTAGCCGCAGGCGACTTAATGGAAATAAAAGATATGGATGAAACATTCCAAGAATTTGGCCGGGTTCTAGACGCCAAGTTTATAACTTTATCTGGCCGCAAAGGCTGGGTGAAAGCGCTTGATGACTTAGGGTATTCGATAAGTCATGTGAGCTTATACAAGGAGATTGAAGATGGCAGGAAGTAAAGGCGGCGGCGGAGGTGGTAAGGGCGGCTCAGTCACTCCACCACCTAATCAGTATTCACCACCTAATCAGTATAGTGGCGGTAATAAGTGGTACAACCAACAACCTCAAGCTCCTTACAACCCTATGATGGATGTATATGGGAGTGGGCAAAATGTGATGCAGCCGATGATGGGGTATTACAATCAGTTTCCTGTTGGCGGCAGCAACTATCGACCTTACCAACCGCAACAGCAACAGCAGCCTGGCCCACCTGTTTCGTCGATGCCTACAAATCCAGGCCCGATCGGAGGTCAGGGCGGGCTAACTGGATTTCCAATTGGGTTAGAGCCAGGCACTGACTTTAATAATTACAACATGAATGACATTGCTACCGCAGTGAATCGATCACAGTTCGGTGATTACTATCCTGTGTACAGAAATGAGCCTCAGACTAACTCTTATTCAAATAACCCTTATTACGCCAACCACGGAGAAGCGCAAAGGTCTGATATTCCTATGAACAATCCTTTTTCTGTTAGGGATAGATCTGTAGAAAACCAAGGTCATGCATTTACAGGTGATTTAAGTTCGCTCACAAATCAGATGCGTGGTGGTCAAACTGCAAATGAGCCTTCGATGGCTTTGAACCAGCAGGGTCCAAGAATAGCTACGCCGATGGATGCGCCGCCTCAGTTTGCAGCGACAAGAACAAGACCAGATGGTCGCCCAGTCAGTAGGGTTGGAATGCCCATATTGGATGCGGCAGATCGTAGAGGCGGGAAAGGTCGCGACAGCGGTCCACGTAGTGGATACGTTAAATATAATCAAAATCAGCCGGTAGTATCGCAAGATATTTCTATGGATGAGTATTTGTCTAATTTGCAAAGGACGGGTGGGTCTTATGGCACCATCGCGCCCCCAGATAACCCAGGTTTTGGTGGCTATGACCAGAATGCGAGAGCGATGATGTACGGTGCGCCAAGTATTATGTTTGGAGGGTTTAGATAATGAGTTTTGGAAAAAGTAGTTCAAGCAGCAGCCAGGAGATGGACCCTCAAATAAAGGGTGCATTACTTGATGTGTATCAGACGGGCAAAGGCTTGTCGCGAACACCTTATAACGCATATCAAAATGCAACGATTGCACCTATGTCGCCCTTTCAGCAGCAAGGAATGCAGGCGACTCTAAATGCAGCAAGGGCCGGAATCGGCCAAAATGAAATGCAATCTGCGATAAATGCCGCACAAGGCGTCAGCACTTATCAACCAAGAAATGTATACAGTGGTCGGGCAGCCGGACAAACAAACGTTGGAGTGGGAAATGTCCCAACCTATTTTGGTGGTCGAAATGCAACGGTCGGCAATATCAACACCGGCACAGACGCAGGCAATGTTTACGGTCGATATGCGAATGAGCGTTTTAATAGTCAACAGGTAGGTGTTGGTGATGTAGACACAAACATCGGATTTGATCAGGTCAGCGCGGGCTCAGTAAACGACCCTGGTCAAATTAGAGAAATGCAACAACAGTCTCAAGACATTGGATCACTTGGGTTGCTCGGGCCTGGACCGCAGGCTAGAGATGCGCAACAAATTGACGCACCCAGCTCCATCAATGTAGGTCGAGTTAATGCTGGAGATGTACGCGGAGTTGACGCTGTACAAGTTGGCGATATAAATCCTAGCACTGTCGCGGCGAATGATGTCAATGCAGAGAGAGTTCAAGCAGCTCAGTTTAAAGATGCAAACCTGTCGGATTACATGAACCAATATCAGACGGGTGTAATCGACAGTGCTCTGGGCGATATCGAGCGCGCAAGACAAATGCAACAAAACCAAAATGCTGCTGGTGCAATATCAGCAGGCGCCTTTGGTGGAGATAGGGCGGCAATAATTGATGCCGAAACGAATAGAGCCGCACTTGAGCAGTCAGCAAAAACTGCCTCACAGCTCAGATCGCAAGGCTTTGAATCGGCCGCGCGTCTGGCGGAGGCAGACCTGGCTCGGAGGACAGATGCTTCGCGTGCAAATCAACAAACTAACTTGCAAGGCCAGTTAGCTAATCAGCAAAGCGGTTTAGCAGCCAGCCAAGCAAATGCACAACTGGGATTACAAGGACAGACAGAGGCAGCTCGACTCGGGTTGCAAGCAGGCTTGTCAGCACAAGATGCGAACATGCAGGCTGCTCTCGCAAACCAGCAAGCTGGATTGTCGGCGAGTCAGTCGAATGCTGAGTTGGGTTTGCGAGGTGGACAAGCTAATCAACAGGCTAATCTGCAAGCAGCTCTTGCTAATCAGCAAGCTAGTATCTCAGACGCGGATCGGGCATTGCGCGGCGGTCAGATCAATCAAGACGCCAGTTTGCAGGCGCGACAGCAGGACTTGCAGCGCATGATGAGCAATCAAGATTCTCAGCAAGCGTTTGCGCTAGCGAACCAGGCGCAGAACCTTGCGGCTCAGCAGAGCAACGCGCAGAACAGTTTGTCTTTACAGCAAATGAATCAAGACGCTGGCTTGCGAGCAGCTCTTGCTAACCAGCAGGCTCAGCTAACTGCTGGACAGGCTGCGAACCAAGGTCTGCTACAGTCGCAAGCGTTGGGGGTTGATGCCGGGCAAAGCAACCAAGCGGCTAATTTGCAAGCGCAGCAGCTACAAAATGCAGCCGCGCAAGCGAACCGAGATCGAAACTTGCAAGGCCAGTTGGCTAACCAACAAACAGCCCTCGATGAACAACGCTTGCGAAATCAAGGGTTGATGCAAACGCAATCTCTTCGAGCCGATGCGAGCCAGGCAAACCAAAATAATCTCTTGGCTAGGCAGCAGCTTGGAAGCCAAGCAGCTCAAGCTAACCAGCAAGCGAGACTTGAGGCGGCTCTTGCGAATCAAGCAAATGCGCGAGCCTATGGATTTCAAAATCAGGACGCTAGATTGCAAGCTCAGTTGGCTAATCAGAATGCTGGCTTGCAGGGTGCGCAACAAAGGCTTGCAGGGGCTGGAATGTTAGGTCAATTGGGTCAGGATATGCGCTCGATGAGGTTTGGAGACGCGCAACAAATGCAGGGAGTTGGAAATCAACAGCGACAGTTTGCTCAGCAGATTATGGACGATCAATATCGTCGATTCCAAGAGCAGCAAAATCATCCTTTCAGAATGTTCGACGTGCTGCGTAGCGGTGCCGGCATGTTGCCTAACCCGACATTGAGCAGCAGTAGAGGTCGATCAAGCACTTTCGGAATTTAATTATGTTTAGCATGGCAAGTTTATTTCAAAATATTATGGCTAAAAAACTTGGCGACAAGATGGACAAGCTGTCGAGTGCTGGCGATGCAGGTGCGTCTTTACTAGATGATCCTTCACAAATCGGCGGCATGATGAAAGATCAGTTTATGAATCGACCGACTATCGCTGCTGGGACGATGTCGCCTGAAGAATACGAAGAGTATATGCGCAATCAGATTTTGATGGGGCAGGATCAAAGTCCAGGAATGGCAATGCCGCCTTTGCCGCAAATGGACGTACCATTTAGTGCTGGAGGTTTCGTTCGCCAGACTCCTAATTATTTAAATTACGCGCAACAATCTTTGGGAGGTCCGTATGGCTGAAATGCCTTTTGACATAAACACGTTAAGCGAAGAGCAGCGAAGAATTTTGTTGGGTCAGCTCCAAGGAGGGCAGATGCCGCAAATGAATCAGATGCCGTCAGCACCAGAACTCCCCACAATAACTGACCAAGAAGATCGAGGGTTTTTAAAAAATTTTGCGCAGCGAAGAATCCTTAATCCTTTGCAAGTTCGCCTGGGTCTTCGTGATTCGCCGCAAGACGTTTTGCGAAAGCAGCAATCGATATTAAATCAATACGAGCTACAAGGTATGCAGCAAGATCGGCAGCGAGATAATCAGGCTGTAGATTACATAAGAGGCTTAACGGAAGAGCAAGGCCAAGCGCTTGGTTTAAATGCAGCTCAATTAGCCTTAGCTAAAGCAAATCCAATGCAGTCTTATGACGATATCGTCAGTAGATCTTTTGCTAGAGAAACCTTCAGCACAACGCCGCAATTTGGTATGGATGCTACTGGTGGAAGAATCGCTTATCAGTTAAGTGATAGGGGTGGCGCAAAAGTATTAGATTACACGCCATCGCAAGAATACAGAACCATTGACGATGGGCAAAGCATTCAGGTTTATGATAAATATTCGGACAAATTAATACAGACAATCCCTAAGCAGATGACGCCTGAACAGCAAGAGCGGCTAATCATAGAAAAGAGAAAGGAAACTAAAGAGGACAAAGAGAAACAGCAAGCAAGAATCAAAGGTCTTCGAACAGAGTTTAACAACCTCACTAAAACTGATCGTGAAATTGCAGTGGCCTTCCAGAAGGTTCAAAAGTCTGCTCAGAATCCGAGTGCAGCTAGTGATGTGGCGTTGATTTTCGCTTACATGAAACTGCTTGATCCTGGTTCTGTGGTAAGAGAGGGCGAGTTCGCGACAGCGCAAAATTCTGGAAGTGTACCTGACCGAGTTGTTGCTCAATACAATAGGGCTCGGACTGGTGAACGATTGCCTGAAGAAGTCAGACAAGATTTCTTGCGGTCCGCTGAATTAGTAATTGCGCCCTACAGAGAACAGTTCGAAGCGACCAAAATTAGATACTCAACGCTTGCTGAACAGCAAGGGTTGCAGCCTAGTCAAGTCATAATAAACGATCCGTATTCTAACTTGCAGCAATATAATTTTGATGACGATTATTTAAGGCGTAATGGCTTGCGTGGTTCTAACGAGCGGAGGAAATAATAAAATGGAGACTGCATTAGAAATTTTGTTATCAGATATAGATCAACTCATCGCTAACGGAAAAAACCAAAGAGAAATTGAAGCCTATGCGTTAGATGAGTTTGGATATACGCCACAGAGATTAGAACGCGCTCTTACTATGATGGAGAAGAGCGGTGGAAAAATCACACCATCGTCTGCCGCATCAAATTTAGTTAGAGGTCTTACGCTTGGTGCGTCCGATGCAATCGAAGCTGGCGCTCGCTCATTAGTCGGCCCAGAAAGTTATGAGCAAGAACGTGCCGCGATCAGACTGGGGGAGCAAGAGTATGCAGAAGACTACCCAGGAAAAAAAATAGCACAAGAACTCATTGGCAGTGTTCCTACAGGCATAGCGGCTTCAATGCTGGTGCCAGGATCTGGCCCAGCGGTTGCTGGATCTCGTATCGGTAACTTTTTAAAAGTGGCTCCAGTAGCAGCGGGAGAGGGCGCTGTCGCAGGATATTTTGGCGGGGACGCTGACCCGATTAGCGCTGAGGCTTTGCAAGATGCAGCAATAGGTGGTGGGACAGGCTTATTGTTCGCAGGATCAGGGGAGATGATTGGCGGTCTCAAAGACGCTACTACTCCAGCTTTGATGAACTCTGCACAAGAACGGATTGTTGGCCAGGTTCTTAATCGGCAAGCAACAAATCCAGAGCAGGCAGCACAAACTTTAGCTCGGGGTGGTGAACAGCTTGTTCCAGGTAGTGTGCCGACCACAGCGCAAGTAGCGAGAGATCCTGGGTTAGCCGCAGCAGAAACAGCAGTACGAGGAATGGATACGAGCAACAGGCTTGGTCAAAGGATTCTTGATCAACAGACTGCTAGAGCTGATGAAATGCAAAGGTTGGCAGGGTCACAAGACGACCTTGATCGACTGAAAGATTACCGCAACCTACAAACTGCCGGCATGCGGGAAGCTGCTTTTGATGAAGGCGGTATGATTACTAACCCTCAAGATTTAATCGATTCATTTAACGCGCTTGCAAATCGTCCGGGTATCAAAGGCAAAAGGTCGGTACGCGAACTCATTCAAAAATTTAAAAAAGAAGTCGAGCTGCTTGCGACGGATCCTGACGATCCAGAAGTATTGCTGCCAATCGATCCCAGAGACATGTATGCAGTCCGTCAAGAAATGAGCGATATGCTGTACGGCAAACTGGGTAACGATGATAAAGCTGTTGCAAGACTTTCGCGGCAACAGATTGGAGAGTTACAAAGCATTATCGATGATGAAATTGAAGCGGTTGCACCTGGGTTCCAAGATTATCTTGCGACATACACAGCAAAGAGTAAGCCTGTTAATCGAATGGAGACACTTCAAGACATTCAAAGAAGAGCACAATCATCTAGCACCAACTTGCAAACGGGTGACTTGGTGCTTACCGGGCCAAAATTTCGTAACGCACTAAACGCGCGCAAAAAAGAAATTGCAAGGCTGCCCCTGTCTAATAAAAAAAGAATCAACGCGATCATGAGGGATCTTGATAGATCTAGCTCTGCGACAGCTCCTGGTATCAAAACGCCGGGTAGCGACACGTTTAAAAATATGTCTATGGCGTCGGCAATTGGTACGGTATTTGGTGAAGGTCGAGCAGACAGCTCGCTTCCGAAAGCGATATCAACTTCGTTTCAGCCTCTTTACGCTATGACGGGATCTGACGAAAAAATGACTGAGATGCTAGTGCAGGCGATGATGGACCCTGAATTGTCTGCTCGACTGATGAGCAGGGCCACAGAGCAAAATGCCGACAATTTTATGAAGGCAATAAGAAGAAGACTGCCAACATTCTTCTACGGGACTGCCGCTGCTCAAGTGGGAATGAACGTAGATTGATCGGTCAATAAATTACACCAAAATTACGCCAAACGCGGGATGAGCCCAGTTAAAATGGGCTCTTTCGATTCCGGCCCCGGGCACCATGTCTTCCTACACTTACTTACACTTACCTACATAAAGCCCCATAATTAAAGGGTTTACGAGCTTTACATTTGTCTTGTAAACCATTTAGATACACTTCTGTACACATTTTTACGTGTTTAATTACGCCAAATTACACCAAAAATTACGCCAGGGGTGAGCATGAAAGGGACGTATACGAAGCGAGGCAATCGTTTGCGTGCGGAAATCATGGTAAATGGTCGCCGCAAATCAAAAACATTCGATACCAAGCGCCAAGCGCAGGCTTGGGTGGCGGAGATGGTCACAGCAGGCACAGGGGTCGCGATAGCGACGGGCACGCTTCGCGAGCTCTCCGAGCGATACAAAAGCGAGGTGAGCGAAACAAAGCGGGGAGCACACTGGGAGGTCATTCGTTTAAATATGTACGCACGCGAGTATGCAGATTTATTCGATCGGAAGCTGACAACAATTCAGCGAGAAGATATCGAGCGCCTAATTAAAGATCGATTAAAGCAAGTCAAATCAAGTACAGTAAATCGAGACCTAAATCTTATCGGTAATGTTTTTAAGTATGGCCGACGGTGGCGAATGATGAGTCACAATCCCATGACGGACATCAAACGACCAAAAGATCCAGAGGCTCGTAATCGTCGCATCTCAGATACAGAGATAGAGCAACTGCTAGTGGCTTTAAATTATTCCGATGATCTGCCGATCACCAGTCAAAGACAAAAAGTCGCGATAGCATTCTTGGTTGCGCTGGAGACAGCAATGCGCCAAGGGGAACTAGGGAAGGTGAAGTGGTCAGATGTGCATCTTGATGAGCGCTATGTGTTCCTGCCGCACACGATCACCAAGACCGCTGTGTCGCGGAATGTGCCGCTGTCAGCTAGGGCAGTAGAGTTGATACAAAGACTCGACCACAACAAAGAAACGATGCTAGGCGTCTCTGCCGGCGTTGTGAGCACAATGTTCAGGAAGGCTGTCGCGGACTGTGGGATCGAAGACCTCACGTTTCACGATAGTCGGCATGAAGCGACAACTAGGTTAGCAGGGAAGCTGCAAGTGTTGGACCTAGCTCGCGTAACCGGGCATCGAGACATCAAGCAACTGATGACCTATTACAACAAAGACGCGCGCGAGCTCGCAGATTTGCTTTAGTTTTTAGCCCAACGCACCACATCGACTTTAAGCCAGACTGAGCCGGTGCCCCGGGCTTTGGGGAATCCAGGCTGCTTCGCGACTCGCTCTGCAAAATATCGTTTTTTGAAATGTAGATAATCTGCGCACTCTTGTGCATCCCATAACACTTCATGATCTTTTGGCGCCTTGCTGATTTGATGCGCGATCTTTTCGGCAAGCAGATCGTAATCTATAGCGAGATCCATAGTGCCACCACCATGCTTGTAATGACAGAAGCTATTACAAAGTTTAACAGGCTGTTCTTTTGCGGGAGGTTATCCCCCCATCGTCTTTGCTTAAACATCGTTATCAATCCTGGTTATCTCTTCTTCTTCGCTAAAGTTTTTGAAGCCTCTGGAACTTCTGAATTCTTCTTGTTCTGGGCAGTCGCCCGTCTCCAGCTCCATCGCAATCAGTATCTCTGCGTAGTGAATGATCTTTCTTAGATCGTCTAGGTTGCCTGTGTGTTTGCGCTTCCATCGACACGCATACTTCACGATGTTGCTCTCTGCTGCGCCCAAACCATTCTTTTGGCAGAAGCGAATTGGTTCTATCGCAAAATTCTTGTAATGATCACCAGAAATTTGGCGGTCGAATGGGTTGCTCATTGTCTTGCTCCTCTTCTTCTAATTTTGTCTCGTCGAAATCGTAGGGTCGCCATTTAACTCTGACCCAATAATCTGCTGGCTTGCAGAGCCACACCTCTAAATCAAAACTTTTCTTTCGAACGCACCGCCTGCATAACGCCGTCTTCTTCTTAATCCAGTGATCGCAACCTGGGCACTTCTTGTAATGCTCTGCCGAATAACTATGGGGCAAGCGCTTCACAGAAGTGCTCACAATCGTTTTTTTTATGCAGAAAACTTTTAGGCACGGCGTCATCGAAAATCACGCACCAGTTGAATATCAGGTTTTCGCAATAGCCGCAGGATTGCCTCGGGTACTTGAACTGAATCTTCGTTGCACTGACTTCTCGTTTAGTCGTTTGACGCTTCATCAACCAAGCCTTCTATGATTGATAAAAGTCGCGACAGCGTTTCTGCTATCTCGTCTTGCTGATTCAAAAAACGATCCATATCTTCGCTTTCAACTTGTATAAATATTTTGCTCACCCTGTTACCTCCGCATTAAAATTTTCCCGAAACTGATCGACGCCAGGATCGCCGATGGCTTTAACGTCGCGTGCTCGGCTTATCTCTTTCGACGAGTACCCGCCAAGGCCATTGATAAATTCATGGCCAGTCAATTTATTTTTATAGGTGACGTGCTCTTCTGTGCCGTCTTGCACCTCGGCCCAGGTCTCCAAGAGCTCAGGGATAAACAGGTGCTTGTCGCAGGCAAGTCGTTGATCTTCGACGCTGATATCTTTCTTATGACGAGCGCATGACCACCGCGCATCACCATCGATCTCTGCTGTCGCGAAAGCACAGGTGCGGCAGCTCAGTGCTGGCGTTTCGTATCCGTGGCAGAGGAAGCTGTGGTCGCAGAATTTACACTTGTAGAAAGAAGGATCGTTGCTTATGCCCTCGGGCGGACGATCGCTTGTGATGATATGTTCAGCCTTGCGGATAAGAGCCTCCGCAGCGGGCTTGTCGTACTCGACGCGCTCGTAGTACAGCGCATCGTTATTCTTATTGACTGCCTGGTAAAACGCCCAAGGTAAATCCATTAGATGCATATAAACTTGCATCTGCGCGTAATGCTCGGGCTTTGACTTTTCGACGCCTTTCTTCTGTACGTCTTCGAAACTTTTTGCAGCGTGCGTCTTTTGCTCGCTGACGTGCGGTACTTGCGGGGCTTCACGCAGCCCCATGACTACGCCGTCTAGGCTGCCTCCGAAATGACCACCGACTGCCTCGACCCTAAATTGCTGTTTAGTATCAGGATCGACATCCCAAACCGTTACGCCGGCCTGAGTGAGCAAATGATTAAACCAATCCTCTTCTCGGGCGCCGCGTGCAAAGAGACGCAATAAGCGTGCAAGATGTACAATTACGGTCCCCCAGCGAAAACTAAACCACAACTCTCGCTTGCACTCGCGACCGATAATGCTGCCCCCGAGGTGAGCCCGGCCACCATCGGTGGCCTGACCCGACTCAAGCGCTCGCTCCACGGCGTTGAGTGTTGTGTCTGCTGGCTCTGGTAGCGCCACCATGCTTACTCCCAAGGCTTCTTACCAGCAGCGGCTGGTGCGGGCTCTGGGGTAGCAGCAGGGGCAGGAGAGGGCGCGGCAGCAGGAGTCGCGACAGCCTGCAATGCATCGGCTGGGGAGTACGCTTTAATCTCGTTAGATGCGGCATAATCACCATTCGCTGGCTGTATCGCGACCTTGATGGTCATTGGCTTATGGTGGAGCTCTTCGCTGTCACCGATTGCACTTTTTCCCACCGCCCGACAGATGCTCGAAAGATCGCGCTGCGCAATCTCTACGGCTTTAGGGTTAGGGTTGTCAAGATTTAGCCTAGAGCGTATCCACTTACCAGCGTACTGGTTGTCGATCACTTCAAACTTCAGCTCTAGGTAATTGCCAGTCCCAGCTTTCGTGGGCTTCATTTCACTGTCGATAATGACAGCCTTGTACAAACCCTCTGGGATCGGGTCGTACTTGCTGGGCTCGTCAGTGAAGCTAACTTCATCTGCTTGAAAACTAAGTGTCGCCATTTTTACTTCTCCGTACTCGTTGCGTTAACTATTGCTTGCTCGAAGGCTGCCCAGGTGAGGTCAATCTCATCAGGTAAGCCGTATCGATTTTTCGCGATGTAACCTGGTGTCTCTGTTGTGCAGAGCACTCGCTCGCCAGTGCTAATACCGCGCACTCGCGTCTGGTTAAATCCTTTGTCTTCTTTCTTGGTAATGATCTTGTGCTTCGCGAACAGCACGCTATCGACTGACTCTTGAATGAGCCCGCTGGCTTTTGCGTGCAGCTTGATCTCGTAGCGGTCGTAACTTTCAGTGTCTGGGCTGTTGTAGGCGCGAATGTGGGTGTGCGCGATTAAAATCAACGACATGTTTTTGTGCATGCGCAGTGAATTAATCGCAGCTAAAAATTCACGCCAGTAATCAAGCGCAAAGACATATCCCTTGCCGTAGCCAAATTCTTCAATCGACTTCTTGCCTTCAACCTGGCAGACCTTTTTCCAGATCAAGGGCTCTAAATGATCAAGGCTGTCGAGCACTAACGTCTCGTAATCGTGCTCCTGCTCAATGAGCGCAGTGATTGCCTCGATCAGCTCGTCATAGCTTTTGATCAGCGGAAACGCCGATAACTCAAGCGCACCTTCGCCGGCTTCGGTTTGTAAAAAGATCGGGTTAGGCGCGGCAGCCGCGAACGTGGTTTTACCCACGCCAGCAGAGCCGAATACGATCATGCTTGGCGGCTTGAGGCCGCTGGTCTTTTTGATTGCAGATAGATCAATCGCCATCAGATCTCACCCCCTGTAATTGAAACGTTGGGCTTTGCAGGAGAGTGAGTGAAGGCTCTCGCGATCTTGCGATACGTGTCAGGCTCGTTGTTTCGCAGATACTTCAAGCGAGCAACGTCGATCGTTTGCGTGAGTTTCAATGGCAGCATGTTCGCTGGCACACTTTCGCGAATTGCTTGCAGCGCAATGTCATCGAGCTTGTAGTTGTTTTTTGTGGTTAATTTGATCTTGCGACCAAACGTTGTAGTGGTTGTCGCACTACCTTCCTCGCGTTGCGCGAGATGCGGGATGAGCTGTTGCTCGATCTCAATGCGACGGGCCCGGCAGTTGTCTTCCAGCGTTTTTTGCTGGAGCCATTGCTCGGCTAGTACGTCTAAGTTTGGTTCGTTATGGGAGGGTGTAACTTCGTTTCTGTATGCATCCATCGTTCATCTCTCGTTTCATGTCGAAATGAGAGCATAAACTATTACTGTAATCTCTGTCTACCAAATGGTTACATAAATTATGAGGCGCACATTTTTTCGTTGATGTACAAGCCCAACACTGGCGACCGAGAATAAGTTTTATCACGGGTAGCCGCAGCTACAATTTCATCAGCAAGCTCGTTAGGGATCTCCTTGTCATATATCCGATCGCCATGAGCCCAAAGAAAATGCGCTTTCCTAATTTGCATGACGCAACCAGCGGCACCATTCCTTTGTAAGTTTTTCAAGAAGTTGTTTTTTCGCATGTGCTGCGAGACGAGTGACTTAGAGGTCCAAAATTCATGACAGGTCATAATTTGGCCTTGCCTTTCGCCATCAGCACAACAAGGTTCTGAGCATGTCCCTACGCAACAGGTGCCTACGTGCCAGATTTCGTACTTATCGGTAGTGCAGCAATGATAATTATCGTTTAAGTAAATTTGGTCTACCGTTTCTCGTATAAATTCTGATGCCCGCTTACTGATAGTCAGGCTGCCTATCTCGTTCATTTTTACCCTGCTTTTTCCTTTCTGGATTTTATAAATAAATCTTTCACATTGAGTAAAGCCGTAAATTCTTCTTCCGTCAATAACTCTACGTCTAATAATTTCGCAATTCGATCAGAATCGCTTTTCGAGCGAACGTTAGAAAACATTTCTTCAACGAGAAATGAGGGTTTCACGTTAAACAATTTGCACAATGCTGCGATAACTTCTTGGCTTGGCAGTCGAGTGGTTCCGGGCATTTTTTGTTGCTCCCACTTAGCGATCGCGTTGTGAGAAACTTTCACACCATATTGTTCTAGCTCTTCGGCCATTTGCCGCAGGCTAAGACCTCGGGCTTGGCGTAGTTCTTGAATCCGTTGGTGAAACGGCACCCTGCTCATATATGTACTCCTGTCTATTTAGTCTCTCGAATGTAAACTTGTAGTTGACTAATAGCAATACTAATTTCACTTCTTGTAACCGCAAAGGTTCACATGTGTAACCGTTTGGTGTACATTTGATTTTTTTTAATTAGGCGAGCGAAATGACACCGAGCAGTTTTTGGCAAGATATCAACGTAACGGACATGGCCGCGCAGCTCGGTTTATCGAGAAATGCCGTGTACAAGTGGAAGAAGAGCGAGAAGGGGATACCCGCTGAAAGAGTGATCGAGATATCTTCATTATGGGATATAAAAAAATCTGCAATTCGGCCTGATTTATGGGCCGAAATAGATGATTGAGGCGCATTTGGAGCCTGTAGAAAAAGCCCGAGCGCTTTTCGAAGAGGGCTTGACGGTTATCCCAGCGCACCCCCAGCAAAAGGTGCCGCTCGTTAATTGGCAAAAATACCAAGGCAAAGAAGTCTCGACAGACGAGTTCGAATACTTTGCCAGCAGCGCTCGGTTTGCCGGATGCAACTGGGCTATTGTCACCGGGAAAGAGGTTGTGGTGGTTGATGCTGACAGCGCAGAGGCCGAAGCCTGGGTGAAAGAGCACCTACCTTACACCAGCAGAACAGTTGCGACAGCACGCGGTCGGCACTTCTATTATCGAGCCAATCCGAATCTAGAGATCAACAATTCGACCGACCCTGACAGCAAGATTGATGTGCGCGGTCGGGGCGGGATCGTCATCGCTGCCGGCAGTATCCATTCGACTGGCGCCATCTATGAAGAGACGATCGACCAGGGCGTAGACGGCGACTGGCGAGAGCTGCCGATGCTTTCAGCGATGGACCTCGAAAA